ATCTGATGTAGCACCACAGATGATTAATGGTAGAGTTTTTGTTCCAGTACGTCTAGTGAGTGAAAATTTGGGTGCAAATGTTAAATGGGATAATGTAAATAATAGTGTTATTATTGATAGTTGTGGTATTGGTAGTAGTAGTAATATGAATGATAACGGTAATATTAATAATACACAACCTCAAAAACAAAATAATATTAATGATCAATCTGATAATATTGTAGAAACTACTTATAATGGAATTAAGGCAATCAAGATTAATGATGAAACTTATTTTTGTGATAGAGACTATTCGGAAATTATTACATGGAGTAATCCACGTAAAGGTAAATATTCATATAATGATAAAACTAAATTAATAACTATTAACATTTATAATAAAAATATTATTACATTACCTATTACAGAAACAATTAGATATAAAAACAATAACTATATTCCTATTAAATATTATATAAAATATTAACCAAGCTTTGCAACAGAGACTTGATCTAGTCTAAATGACCCCTCTAATGGAGTATATACATATATTCCATCATCAAAAGGATTATGATAAATTGCAGGAACGTTCGCATCTGCTCCCCATCTAATTCCACCACTTATACTATTTTCTCTTAATATTACACTTTCTCCAACACTTATATTACTACCAATTGTTGCATTTGTACTAACATCAATTGTTACTCCAGATAATGTACCTGTAGTTATTTTTTCAGCATTTAAATTATTTACTTTTTCATTAGTTACAGTTCCATCTGCTAAATAACTTCCATTTATTTTTTGATTTAATTCATCTAAAATATCAGTACCATTAATTCTCAATGTATCACAATCAATATCACCTGAAACATCTGCATTTGTTGCTGTTAATTTTGACATGTATGCATTACCACTGAGGTCTACACGGAAAGGAGCATTTTCATCTGTTCCACCTAATTTAATCCCTGTATCATTTGCTATAAATATAGAATTACCTGAGCCTATTTGTATGTTACCAGTAGAAACTAAATTACCTTCACTATCTGTATAAAATACATCTATCCACACTGGAGTATCTACCGTTCCAGTGTTTTTTTGTATTTTTATGCCATTCGTTGGGTCAAGAAGAATTTGCGTTTTTTTATCTGAACGCATCAATGACATTATCATATTAAAAATTTGAACACCATTTTGATTGACTATAAATGTTTTATTACCTAATGAATCAGATGCGTCTACTTCTAGATTTAGACCCATAATTAATTTTCCTATTACTCTATTACCAATTATTCCCTGTGTGCTCACACAATGTCCCCAGGTATTACCTCCATCATTGCTAATAGCAAGAACACCATTTTGAATAATTAATACATTTAATGGATTATCAGGTGAAGTTATATATATACCTCTTTTTGATATTTCAACATTTTCATTAACATTTAATGTTATTTCATTTTTTATATTGCCACTTAATTTATCAATTACAGCAGCTAGTTGGTTGTTTGTACCATCTATATCATTCCATTTATCTTTATTCGTTTCAACTGTAATCCCTGCATTTATACTTTGATTTAGCATCTGTAAATATTTGTCTTTATTTTGATTTATATCTTTTAAGTTACTAATTATTACAGAGATATTATTATTTTCAAAATCATATGTAATTTCATTAATTTTTGCTTTCACATTGACATTGAATTTATCATACCGTATATTTACAATTTCTGACAGTTTTAGCTTATCACGATCATGCTGCGTTCCAATATCAATGCAACCAAATAAATCCACTATATCAATCTCGATTACTGTCGCAGGCTGATAGATTTTTGCAAATTCCAATTTTCCCCAATTTAACAATTCTTGAACATCCGAAATATACTCATTTCTTACTTCTTTCTTAATTATAAATGACCTTTTTAATTCTAATATTTGTTCTGGTGTAAAATTATTACTCATAGATAAAAGATCAGTTAATATATTCATCTGAATATTTATATTGCTAATTTGATTCTCTAAACCATTATTAACTTTACTACCAATAGTACAAGTAACTCCTGTGCTATCTGTATCAGTAAATGTAATATCAAAATTTGCTTGATCTTTGGTTGTAAAATAAATTATACTGACAGTATCATTAATAACACTACATTTAAAGATAGGAATTAGAGGGAATTTATTATCATAATTATAATATATACTATTAATATAATCATTTATTTTAGTAGCGACAGTATTTATTGTATCTCCTAAAACTACTGGAATATCTATTACTTTATCATCAATAGTTAAATTAATATTACCATCAACAATACATGGATTAGTAATTGTAATATCAAATAATACTGAGTTAATATCTTTATATTTATTATCTATCTCTATTTGTTTATTATTTCTATCTGTAATAAGTGTAGACACATCTAAATTATTTGCTTGCCCGATGTCAATAGCATCTAAAATTACATACATTGCAGTTTTTAAATCTGTTAAATCAGTATTTGCAATATTTAAAGTTTCTTGCAATGCTATTTTTTGTGTTAGTAAACTATTATATTCTCCTTCTTTTGAAGATAATAGATCATTGTAATCTAATATAGAATTCGCTAAATCATCCGACATGTAATCGCTATGAATTAACACATTTTTATTTTCGTCCCTAGAAAATGGATATAAAAAATAAGTAAAATTCTGCAAAAATGGCATCCCTGTAGTGTTAGAACTTGAAATGGTAATATTATCTTTTCCATAAATGTAGAGTTGAGTACAAAAATCAGGATCTATTGTATTATTTATTGATTTTAAATATTTACCGTATGCGAATGATAATCCCCTATCTAATCCGTATGTCTCAATATCATACAAACTAACAGTATAATTTATTGTATCAAATACAACTAATGCCCCAAAGGTATTAGCTATATCATCACATATAGTATCTAAGGCAGTCTTTCCAAAAATATCAAATTGTCGAAACATAATGTCGAATTTTGTATCTATTTGTCCAATTATCCATGTGGTGTCTCTTAAAATATCTGTCAACACAGAAGTAGCATTAACAGAATCAGTTGTTTTATATCCATTTATAATTTCATTATTTAACAAATAAGCTAAAGAAAAACAAGTAATATTTTTTATTGTTGTGTTATCTTCAGTGTCGTTATCTTCTGGCAAATTTATAATAAAATATTCAACATAATCATTTAAAACAAATTTAATTAAATACCTATGTTTGAGTAAATTATAATTAGGATTCACAATATATTCATGATTTATATCTTTATAATAATTTAACGAAAATGAGAGTTCATTTATTGATGATAATTTTAAATTTAGTGTAATATTAAAAGCATCTGACAACTTTCCTATTATAGATAAATTTGGTTTACATACATATAAATCTGGTTTTTGTCCAATTTTTGAATAATCAATTTCAAATGACAATAAAATTCACCTCTTATTTAATATTATTATTTATTGAAAATAAAAAAGAGATGATAAAATCATCTCTTTTAATAAATTAATATTATGCACTTTTATTTTGTTGTTCTATGTATTTTATATAATCTTCTTTATACATCCATTTAAAACCACCTGCTGTTTTATAAATTCCTCTACAACAAGCAGAAATATTATTTATTTTAGTTATTTGTTGTGCTTCTGAAATACTATTATATATAACATTTGTTTCTATACATATTATTTGTTTACAATTATTTTCTTTCTTAGATGATTTTACATTATTCTCATTTATATATTTAAACACATACCCTTTATGATGAGGTAAAACATTTCTACATACTTCTGATATTTTACTACTAGTTAATTTAATCCCAAATAAATTTTCTGATTGTCTGGATAATTCAGTACAACTATCAAATATACCTAAAGATATATCATTTTTAAATATTTCTACTTTTTTACTTGTTAATTTTCCATATGTTTTACCTAAATTTTGTCCAGTTATTTTTCCTATTTTACTAGCAATTTTTCTTCGTTCCTCTTTGGGATTATAGTTTATCCAATCCCAAATTTTTGTTCCTTGTTTTAAATATTCTCTTACTGTATGTCTTTCTAATCCAATTATTTTCGCAATATCTGTTGTTGTAAAATTAGGATTATCTCTTTTTAATTCACATATTAATTTTACAATACTTTTGCGTGCAAACCCTTCAATTATATTCCAATCTATATTATTCATTTTATTTTCTAAAAAATACATTATTTTATTATCAAGAATTGATTTTTTTATAAATTCTATATTAGAATATCTACAATCAATAATAAAATAATATTTAATTTCATTTTCTTTTGCTAATTTTTCTTTATTTTTATCATTATCTTGTTCTTCCGTTAATGTTCTTGCTCCCTTTCTAGTAGTTTCTTCATAATGTTGCATTCCATGACATTCTATAATTGCTGAATTACCTTTATTGTCAATATTATCAATATAAAAATCATATCTATAATTATTACACCATTTTAATGTTGTTTTTGATAATTGTGGTATAAAATCTATTTTTAATTCTTTTAATAAACTTATCATAAATCGTTCAGGATAACTAATTTTATCTGAGCAAATTTTACATGAAAACCCATATGTAAATAAATGATTTGGTGATGTATTTTTAATAAATCCACAATCAGGACAAATCATTGAAATATTTTTATTACTATTTGGTGCATATATTTTTGCATTTTCTTCGCCAATGTAAGGTATCATCCATTTTGCTTTATCAAAAATTGTATTTATGCCAAGAATTATTTGTTTTGAATTACAACAACCACATCCAACACCTTTTAACAAATTACTTTCTTCTATCCATAATTCACAATTACAAATATTACATTTATATTTATAATACTTATAATTAGTATTATTATGTTGTTTAATTTTTCTATCTATAATTATAATAACTTTGTTATCATCTTTAAAATTTGTTCCTATGTTAAGTTTATAATTTTTAGTAAATAATTCTAAAATACCACCTATTTGACATTTAACAAAAGACGAAGTTATTATTTTATATATTTCTTTATCTAAATATTTAATATATAAATATTTTCCATCATAATTAACAATTTCAAAATCTCCAGAAATATCAAGATATGTAAAAGAAATTACTTTGCCAACCGAATTTTCCCAATCAATAACTTGTTTCCCTTTATTTGCTCCTATTCCTTCTTTTCTCGGCAAATCATCTAAAAACACTTTTCTCATACCAATTATCATCCTCCTAATTTTTATATTATATTTAATCCTCACTCCTAATTAAAATTAAAAAAATAGGGAAGAAGCATTAGGAGTAACTTCTTATCAGTTAATTGTACGGATCAACCTATCCCAAAACTACAATAAAAACTATAAAATAAAAAAGAACCCACAATTAAGCAGATTCTTTAACATTATCAACATCACATATTAAAAAATCAATTTATATTTAATTAATCTTCAAGTTAATTAATCTTTAAATTAATTAATTCGCTTCTTCAAATATATTTTCTTTCTCTTTCCTTTTATCTAAAACTTTCTTTATCAAAGGCAATGCTTTTAATTTACATAAAGTAGTAGTAATTTCTTGCATACCTTCCTTTGTTTTTCTTGGTCTTACCACAGTCTCAAAATATCCATTTTCTCCTAAATATTGAGAGTAAGGGACGTTCCTTGTGAATTCACCATCCATGAGGATCTTCGATTCTCGCAATATTTTCATGAGAGAATTTCTTCCACATTCACCAAATACACCAGCAACTTGAATGAAATTTAATAAACCATTATCATCCATTACTGCATCGTAAATATCTACTTTTGGTTTTAATTCTATTAATTTATTTTCTGCTTCGATTCTTTTATCTTTTTCTTCTTTTAGTGCCGTAAGCAATTTAATACCAAAGTCTGGAGACATAATCATTTTTTCTAAAGTCTCTGGATCTATGTATGCACCATGCTTACGTATAGATTTTAATATTTCTTTAACCTGTTTTTTAAATTGTTTTGCTATTGGTTTTCTACTTTGCATTAAAATTTCGTAAACTCCATTTTCAGTTAAAAACCAATACTCAGTATTTGATTGAAGCACCCCTGCGATAGTATCGCTAGGGTTAATTTTAACTTTAATTTTTTCATCATCATCAACATTTGCTAACATTTCAGATGGTTTTTTATGGTCAATCCAATCTGCCACATCTTTTCCTAAAAATAAAGGATCTTCTGGTGTTCCAAATACTCTAAAATTTTTACCTAAAACTTCTTGTTCTTTAAATATAGTTAAATTATTATCCATATTAATTTTATCTCCTTTTATTTTTTATAGTCCTCTAAATTTATTATCATTTATTATAATATTTATTAGTTAATTAAAAAATCATAATAAAAGGACTATCTCTAATTCTCATATTAACACCACCTTTAAATTGATAATATAATAGTACAAACTACCTATTTGCATACTATTATACAATAATAAAATAAATGTGTCAAGAAAAATTAAATATAAAAGGATTAGAATTTACCAGTCATTTCAAACTTCTCAATCTGCTGACTAGTAAATCCAATATCCAAAAATTTACAAAACTGTTTATAAGTAAGGTCAGTTAAAAATTCAATAGGGATATCCAATGCCCATCCAACAAAACAATTATTATAACTAAATATTTTTGAATCATCAGAATTTTTAGCACAAATAATCGGTTTTCTTTTCAACATTTATCCAATACCTCCTAATAATTATACTAAACAATTATACTAACAATTTTCTGTTTCAAGAAATATTCTAACATCATCATACATAGTTAAAATAATTTGTTCAGCACAAAACATAGGAGAGTATTTATTCCTATGTATTTCAACAACATTATCTGTATCAATACAAATATTCTGATAATTGTTTTCCTCATTGTATTCTAAGTGCCCAAGTTGATATTTTTCACAATCACCAAATACTAGAAATTCAAATTCAGGATAAAAGTGATTCGTTATTACACTATCACAAACTACTTTTAACCAAAGTCCACCAGATATTTGCTCCATGATTTCTTCAAACTGAAATTTAGTTAATTTACTATAATTCATAAAATAAAAACACCTCCATAAATTTTTTATAAGGGTTAGTTGCAACCGCCTATAAATATATTATAGAGGATAAAATTATTGTTGTCAATAATAAATTTCAAAATACAATAAATTTTTTTAATATACAATAATTTTAATCTTCAACAATCCAAATATCTTCAACCTTCATACCTAACGCTCTTGCAATTTTAATAGCAACTTCTATACTTGGGTTATGTCTATTTTTTATTATATTTCCAAGCGTCGAATTATTCACATTTGCTTTATCTGCTAACCATACATTTTTTGTACCACGCTCATCTAATATTTCTTTCAATCTATTTTTTACTGCCATCTCAATTCACTCCTTGTCCACTATATTATACACCATGTATATGTAATTTTCAAAAGTAGAAAAGAAGCAACATATCAAATCATAGTAACACATCAAACCAACTAAACCCACTAAAATCTCCACTATCATATTAACATACCTATCTTATAATGTCAAGTATAATTATTTTTATATTCTATTAAAAAAGACAACAATAATTATACTTGACTTACACACATACCAACACTCAAATTAAATAACTATTAATTAACTAACTATCAACTAACACAACCTTTAACATTTACTTTATCTTTCTCATTCTCAATCATCTCACAAAAATCTTTCGCACTCAAAACTTTAAATCCTAAACTATCAATATTGTGCATACCACTTTTAAAATCATCTGAAATTAAATAGTTTGCTTTACCTTTCATTGCACATTTTAAAAACATA